ATACTACACAAGCGTTTAATGATATCGTGACAGGAATAGGTAGAGGATCCCCATTAATTCTTGACAACTTAGGAATAACAATCAAAATTGCAGAAGCGCAAAGGATATACGCTGAGCAGTTAGGAAAGACAACCGAAGAATTAACAGACGCAGAAAAGAAGAATGCAATATTCAATGCGGTTATGGTTTCTGGAAAAAAAGAATTAGCAGAAACAGGAGATTTGGTATTGACGAATAAGGAAAAGATGCAACAGTTAACCGCTTCAATTGCAGATACATCAGTAAAGATAGGTAGCATATTTCTACCAATGGTGGATAAATTATTAGCTAAAATATTACCGATAGTAGAAACTATTAAAGAATGGATAGAAGAAAATCCAAAACTAACACTTGCTATAATAATAATAACAGCGTCGATTGCCGGATTAGTAGCTATCATCGGAACGCTTGGATTAATGTTGCCTGGAATCATTTTATTAATAGGATCAATAACGTTGCCGATATTATTAGTAATAGCATCGTTGGTAGCGCTTGGGATAGCAATCGCCTACATCGCATTGAAATGGGATCAGCATGTTGATAACATGAAATGGGCATTTGGAATTTTCAAAGAATCAATCGGAGCAGTAATAGATTGGATTAAAGATAAATTTGACGCATTCGTTTCATGGATAGATGGCAAGGTGCAAGCAGTGATAGATTCAGTTAAAAGAGCAATCAGCGCAGTTGCTAACATCCCTGGAGTAGGAGCAGTCACAGGAGCAGTTAAGGCAGTCAGCGGAGCCGCCACTAGTGCATGGAATTTTGTGACAGGGAAACCAAGACAACACGGTGGACCCGTAATGGCAGGAGGATCATATCTCGTAGGAGAACGTGGGCCCGAATTATTTACACCAGGACAATACGGAAAGATTTCAGGATCAGGAGGATCGAATATAACAATCAATATACAAGGCAATGAATTTTTAGGAGAGGAGGGAATAGCTGAAAGAATTGGGAATAGCATTATGCAAAGCCTAAAGAATACAGTAAAGCTATGATCACAATAAAAATTGATACCGTAGATAAATCGAGCATAGTAGAATTTGGCTCGGTTAAAAAAGCAGATGTTATAAATCAAAAAACTGATACTTTAGATTTTGATATAATTTATCATGCAGGCCAAACATTCAGGCCAGAGCCAAATAGCGATGTTGAAATGCTCGATGGAGCAACGAAAATATTTGCAGGAGTAATTCATAGCGTACAAAAAATAATCAAATCAGACAACAGAGTAAAATACCACGTAAGAGCAAAAGATTATTCATATGATTTAGATAGACAACTTGTGATCGAGGGATACGACGACAAGACCGTTAATTTTATTATAGATGACATTTTAACAAATTTTACAGATGGAACATTCACAGATACGAACGTAGATTGCGCATTAACAATTACGAAAATAACATTCGATAGAATAACCGTAACAGACGCCATTCAAAAACTGGCTGACTTAGTAGGATATAGTTGGTATGTGGACTACGATAAGGACATTCATTTTTTTGAAAGGAATAAAAATCCTGCGGCTTTTAATATAACAGATGGCGATGGCAATCATATACCAGAAACGCTTTCAATAAATAATGATTTATCACAAATAAGAAATAGAGTTTTTATAAAAGGAGGAGAGATAGAGGGAACATCAAGAAGTGAATTTTTTGATGGAGATGGCGCAAAACTATTATTCAGAACAGCAAACAAGTTTAGTTCATTGCCAGTCGTTGAAGTAGGATCGGTAGCTAAAACAGTTGGCGTGGATTTTATTGATGACGAGGCAAGCTTCGATTGTTTCTGGGATTACAACCAAAAATATATAAGATTTAAGGTAGGCACCGTACCGGCCATCGGAGCAGACAACATAGAAGTAGTTGGAGTACCACTCTATAATTTAGTCGTTCAAGTAGAAGACCCTGCTTCAATTTTACAATATGGAGTATTTGAATTTGCCAAGACAGACAAAACAATTAAAGCTCGAGAGGAGGCAGTCAGTTATGCGCAAGCAGAAATAGAAGCATATCAAAATGGAATAATCGAGGGAGGATTTGATACATACGAATCAGGACTAAGAAGCGGAATGATCATAAATGTTAATTCAACATTACTTAATGTTAATGAAGACTTCCTAATTCAAAGCGTTGCATTTCAGATGATCACCAGGGAAACTTTTATATACAAAGTAAAACTGGCTACGTTAAGAACGGTTGGGATTATTGATTTCTTAATAGGATTATTAAAAGCAGGCGACAGATTAATCGAGGAAAAAGGAGATGTCGTTCTTGAGAAGACAGTGTTCCCGATGGAAGACATTGAGATAGAAGATGCAATAGAAATAAACACAGACGACTATCCGCAAACAGAAGAAGCAGAGATAGGCGATTCAGTAACCGTGCAGGCATTAGATTACGCTGTAGAATTTGTGCTTGGACCTCAATTGCCAGTTGGAGTAAAAAGAGTTTTTATATTAGATGGTTCGCCATTAGCTTAATTCATGCTATAATAAAAATATGATAGATAAAGCATTTCTAAACAAAATAAAACAAATAAAAAAACAAGTCGGCGAACAGGCCGGCGCTATTGGAATATATAGATTCACGCTCGAGGACGTTAAAACAGGAAAGAAGATCGTGAAGTATTATCATAACATCATCACGACCGTCGCTTTTACATTGATCACAAACAACCTAACAGATCCAACACCGGATAATGATATGCTAGTAAGCCATGCCGCCTTAGGAACAGACGTCACAGCCGTAGTAATAGGAGATACGACATTAGGAACTGAAACATACAGAAACGCAATAGCCTCAATGGCGAACTCGGCAAACGTTGCATACATGACCGCATTTTTTAATCAAACAGAAGTAACCGGAACGTTTAAGGAGGCAGGGATATTCAGCGATGGTGCAGCAGGAGCAGATACTGGAATTTTAATAAGTCACGTAAATATAGACGTAACCAAAACTAACGTACAAAAGCTAACGATAGACTGGACTTTGACGTTGGCCAACGCATAAAACTATGGCAACAATCCCAGCAAATAAAACGGCAGGCGAAGAATTAGCTGCTACAGAAGTTAATAAACTTCGAGATGCCGGATACATAGTAGACTTGGATGCAGGAGAAACAATCAACGGCGCTACGTTACCGGTGGCTGTTTATATTGATGATACTACAAATGAAGTTTATGCTTGCGATGGTAATGATCAGGTAAAATTAGAATTTATAGGATTCGCAATTTCAAATAGCACAGATGGAAATGCTATTCAAATCCAAAACAATGGAATCGTTTCAGGATTTACTGGACTAGATATAGGAAAGAAATATTATGTTCAAGACGATAAGACGATCGGAACGACAATAGGAACATATGAAGTTTTAGTTGGGATAGCAATATCGGCTACGCAGATTTTAATAATGATAGGCGAATTTGAATATATGGGTAGCGCATCAGATTCGGCAGATGCTATCACGGTACCAGTTGGAGCTAGATTTGCGATTGTTAGTATTTCAACTACAAACGGAGTAACATCATCTCAAAATGAAGTACTTTTAACTAAAACTGGAAAGGCAGTTGGTTCGTTTTATGATTCAGGTATAGTCGCAAATAGTCATTCTGGAACAGCTACTTGGGCCGGGAACACTATTACATTAACTTGGGGAGCAAATGATACATCTGCTAGTGGAACAGCTTATTTTTATAGATAAACATGCATAAAAACACAATAAAAAGAATCAAAGAAGATAAAAATAAAACTGACGAAAGGCCAGAGTTAGCTTCGAAACTTCCGAAAAAGAACTATAAAAACTTTAAGGATGGAGTGAGCAGACTTTGCGATGACTTACTTAAAGAAAAGATAACGCCAGAAAATAAAAGAAAAATTGCCTGGCTTAAATCAAGGATAGAAATAGAACTATGATAACAGCTACAAACATACAATTTATAATTTCAATATTAACCTTACTAGGAATCATGTTTGCTATTTATAAGTTCTTCAGGGATCCAGACGTTAAAGCAAAATATGAAATAAAACAGATCAGAGAAACATGCGGAATGAAACATGATCAGATAGATAAATTAATAGGTCAAAATACAAATGATTTAAGACTGATCAAAGAAAATCATATAGCACACATAGAAAAAGATATTAATTTAATGCAACAAGACATGGTCAAAGTTTTAACAATATTAGAGGAAAGGGAATATGCCTCAAAAAAACGAGATTAAATATTTAATAATTCATCACACGGCCACGTCTAGAGATAGAACTAAATTCTCGGCGCTTAAAGATTCTTATAACTGGGTGATCACGGCCGATGGTATTTTGCATGAGAGCAGACCGCAGAACCTCGTAGGAGGACACTGCAGGCCAGACAGAATGAATTATAGATCGTTAGGCATATGCTTGACTGGTAATTTTCAAAAAGAACATCCAACAGAAAAACAAATGCAAACATTACGAGGAATAATAAATCAACTAAAAAAAATTTATAACATTCCAACAGAGAACGTACTAGGACACAAAGAAGTGAAGTGGGCAATCACAGCTTGTCCGGGAACACATCTGATGGCGTTTATTAAAACAATAAGAAAAGTAAATGGATGTAGTAATTGCGATAGATTAGAAGAGGAACTAAAGGTCGCAAATAATAAATTAAATAAGATAAAAGAAATTATTAATTTATGACATCACGTTGGAAACAATCAAAGGCAGGACAGAAATGGAAAAGAAGAGAGGAGATGTATGATAGGATTGGAACTGTACTTGGATTCGGACTGTCGGCTTTATTTTTCTACGGAATTTATAGGTTAGTAAAATTTATATGGCAAATATTCTAAAATCAGCTTCAAAGATAGTTTTTATAATGCTAGCGGTTACAGCCTGTGTTTGTTTTTATTTAGGAAAGCTTGAGTCAAAAGATTTCATGGTATTAACAGGCATGGCATTCGCATTTTATTTTGCGCATAAAGGAGATAAAAAACTTCCATACGCAGGAAAATAATGCTACAATATAAATACTTTGCTTCGTGATTGGGCAAAGTGACGACCACCAAAACACCTGCATTCTGGCAGGTGTTTGGTTTTTAGATAGGATAGCTTGACTTGATTATTTAAGTGAGATAGAATTGAGTATAAGTCATTTAATAAAGAAAGGAAAAACAAATGAATATAATACAAATCAAAGGAGTAGAAGAAATGAAAATAATAGATGAGCCATGCGTTTATTTCTTAACTGATAGTCATGGAGAAATATTATATATAGGTAAAAGTAGAAAATCAATGATAGGTAGAATAGCAGCACACAAATACGAGAAACAATTTAGTAGAGTATTTTATATTAAGTGTAAAGGATTTAATGATATGGAAGAAACAGAAGCTAAACTAATTAAAAAAATAAATCCAAGATACAATAAAATCATTCCAGTTGGATCTGAAACTAAGGGATTATTAAAAGATACAGAAATAAAAAAGATAACAGGAGGGATTGATCGTAGAATAATTAATAACGCCGCCAAAGAATTTGACATTCCAATGATAGCTATTGGAAGTAGAAAATTCTATGATAAAAAAATTATAAAAGCGATAGATGAATATATTAAAATAAAAGGTAAAAACTTTTTATGTTATAGACCAAAAAAATAATTAGTCTGAGATAAAAGGGCTGATTAGTCTGAGATAAAAGGGCGTTCCAGTCTGTGCTAAAGTGGCATACTATCTATATACAAGAGAATACAACAAGAGAATACAACAGTAAATTCTTATTTTTTTCTTAAAAAAGTTATCCACTTTTGAGCCTTGCAATAGTATTATGAATGATTTATAATAGAGTTAGAACAAAAGGAAAGGTCGAAAACAATCAATCAAACAATTAAAAAAACAATCACAAAAATGAAAACAAAAAAATTAACATCAATTTACAAAGGAGGCAGAACAGCATTATTTGTTAAAGCAGAAATTAAAGATAGGTTTGGAAAAGAAGAAGCGCAAAAATACGATCCAACAAAAAACTGCTTTACATTTCAAGGATGGAAACAAAGAGGGTACTCAGTTAAAAAAGGAGAAAAGGCAATCAAGTCAGTAACATTTATAAAGGATGAGGAAACGGGAGATACATATCCAAGAGCAGTATTCCTATTT